ACAAGTATATCTTGCAATTAAAACAAACTCTGGTGTGAACTTAACACAAGGACAAAAAGATAGTATTGTTAAACTATTGGATGGTTATAATATTGCATCTGTTCGTCCAACTATTGTTGACCCAGAAACAACAAAGATACGTTTGAATACAGCTATTAAGTTTGATACCAAGTCAACTACAAAGACTGCAACAACAATCGAAACTGATGTAACAAATGTAATAACAAATTATAACACAACTGACTTAGAACAGTTCGATGGCATCTTTAGATTCTCAAAACTATCACGTTTAATTGATAATGCAGATTCATCTATTCTTTCAAATATCACAACATTGAAATTTGAAAAAACAATCACTCCTGTTCTTAATACACCATCACAATACATATTAGATTTTTCTAATGCACTATACAATCCTCACAGTGGACACAACTCTGCGATGGGTGGTATTGTGCAGTCTACTGGTTTTACTATTGCTGGTAATTCAAATACAATATTTCTTGATGATGATGGTGCTGGGAATATTAGAACTTATTACATAGTGGGTGGTACTACAAGAACATATGTTAGTTCCACAGCAGGAACTATTAACTATGCAATTGGATTAATTACTATACCATCATTGACTATTACTGGAACTTCAAATTCAAATGGAACAGTGCAACTTATAACTCAACCAAAATCAAATGATATTGTCCCTGTAAGAAATCAACTATTGGAAATAGATTTTACAAATACAACGGTAACTGCTGAAGTAGATACTATTCAGTCTGGTGGTTCATCTGCTGGAACTGGATACTCTACTACTTCTTCATATTAAGGTTTAATAAATGTCGGGGAATCATCCTACATTAAAGAATAAGGTATCGCCTCACTTAGAGTCACAACTTCCAGACTTTGTTCGGGAAGACCATGCCCTCTTTTCTTTATTTCTAAAATACTATTATGAATTTCTTGAAGCTGGTGAATTAACTCTTACTGGTTCTAATGATTATGTCATTGAGGAAACTCTTACGAAAAACTTTGTCTTAGATGAGACAGGGGAAAAGATTGTACTTGAAGAATCTGCTGGAAAGTTTGTTGCTGGAGAAACCATTGTCGGTGCAACAAGTAAAGCAACCGCAAGGGTTCTTGTAGATGACTTTGATGCAAACAATAGACTATTCATAACATCCCAACAATTATTTGAAACAGGGGAAACGGTTACAGGTTCTACTAGTGGAGCAACTTCTACAGTATCATCCTATCGTGCAAACCCTGTACAGAACATTCAACAACTTTTAGAATATGCAGATGTTGACAATACAGTATATTCTTTCCTTGATAAATTTAGAGACTCCTTTATGGAGGCAATGCCTAATACCGTTGCAGATGGTTTATCAAAAAGAAAGTTAATTAAAAATATTAAAGACATGTACGCTGCAAAGGGTACAGAAAAAGGTCATAAACTATTCTTCCGTATTCTCTTTGATGAGGAAGCAACTATTACTTATCCTAGAGATAATCTACTTCGTCCATCTGATGGTAAGTGGACTACAGATAAAGTTATTCGTATTGTAGAAACAGGAACATCTGATTTTAACAATGCAGTTGGCGAGACTATTACTGGTGGTACATCTGGTGCAACAGCAATCATTGCAACAGTTATTAAATTTAGAGAAGGTGCGATTCAAATTGCTGAATTGAATCTTGATGCAAACTCTGTTGTTGGTACATTCCAAGCAGGTGAAGTTGGTACTACTATTGATACAAATCTTGACTTAGAAATATCTGGTGAGATAAAAAGTATTGTTGTTGAGGGTACAGTATCTACAGGGGGTGCATATTATAATACTGCTGACCCTGTAACTGTTAGTGGTGGTGATGGAAATAACGCTGCAACTGCTCGTGTTGAATCGGCAGGCGCTGGTTCTATTGATGAAATATTAATTGAGAGTGGTGGTACAGGTTATACTGCTGGTGAAGAACTAGTATTCAATGTTGATAATACTGAAGGTAAAGACATTCGTGCAAAGATTGCTGTAGTTGGTGGTGGATTTAATCTAGAAAAAGCAACTGCTCCAGACCACTTTATATCTGAAGATGGTGACTTAATTGTTACAGAAGATAGATTCTATTTAAACCAAGAAGAAACAGTTGGTGAATTAGACCATCTCGTAATGGAAGATGGTGGACAGATTGTTATTGAAACACAAACATTCACAGATTTAAGTGTTACATCTGAAGCAGGTGAAATAACTAAAATTGAAATGATTAATAAAGGTAACGGTTTTATACAACTACCTTTAGTATCTGACAGCGCAACCACATCTGGTAGCGGTTCAAGTTTATTTGCTGCATCAACCCAGACTCCAATGGTTGGACATGTAGAAGGAATATCTATTACAAACTTTGGATTAGATTATGCATCTGCACCAACCTTTGTTTTAAATAGAAATATTCTAGTAGAAAATGTTTCTGGTAATTTTACTGCTGGTGATACACTGGTAAGTCACTCTGGTACAGTTGTAGGATTTCAACCATCAACTCATATTCTAGAAATTGAAACAAGTGTTGACTTTAATAGAGGAGATGTTATCACATCTATTACTGGTGCAACTGCAACAGTCTTTCAGTCTACACATTCAGAAGCAACTTCTAGTATTGGAACAGTTGGACAGACGGTTGGTAACTTTATAAACGACCAAGGTAAAGTATCTGAATCTGAAATGAAGGTTCAAGATTCTAATTACTACCAAGACTATTCTTATGTTGTTCGTATTGGACAATCAATTAATGAGTGGAGAGAATCGGTAAGACGTTCTGTACACCCAGCTGGTTGGAATGTCTTTGGTGAGGTTTCATTCTCTACTCTTATATCTGCAACTATTCAAAACCCAACTGCTGGTTCTGTTGGAGATTACATTGGTGATGATACATACTCACCAGAACTTGCATCTACATTTACTAATCTATTCACTACAATATTCGGTAGACGTTTGGGAACTATAGATGATTCAACTGCAAGAGTCAATGCTGGTGTTGGTGTCCCAGAACCTTCGGACTTGACAAGTGGACAAAGAGATGTTACATTACATAGAGATGTTACCGTTGTTTTAAGAACAAATCGTGGTTCTCATACAATTGGTAATATGCTAGCAAATCTTCCTAAGTATGCATTTGCAGTTCCACCTATTAGTGACAATCTAGAGATACCAAACTATCCAGGCATATACAGAAGTGCAACACAAACTGGAAATGAAACTCGTGATTTGTATACCATTGACCAATGGGGACAATATAGAATCAATCAAGTATCTGTAAAGAATCCTAACACAAATGAGTTTGATTCAGACACAACAAACTTTGATTCGACAAATGAGTCGTTTGATAACATAGATAAATATGTTATACCAGAAGAAGCATATACAACTAGAGTTAATGTACCGCCTCCAAGTGAGATAATTGTCTCATCTGCTGGTACTAGATTCAGTTCTGATAATGTAGAATTTGATGATAATGTAAGAACTTTTGATACAAACTAATATAAAAGTCTTATAAATAATAGAAAGAAATTAAGGGAAAACTAACATGGCATATCAAGCATTAGGATTAGGTACTACCGCAAACGATGGTACTGGAGATTCTTTACGCACTGGTGGTGACAAGGTCAATGATAACTTCGTAGAAGTCTACACGAAACTGGGCGATGGCTCTACACTTACTGCTGATACTGTTACTCTCAACACTGCGACACAAACACTTACAAACAAAACTTTAACAAGTCCTACTATCACAGGTACAGGCGCAATCGCTGGAACATTCACAGGAAATATTACTGGTGATGTGACAGGGAACTGTTCTGGAACTTCTGGTTCTACTACAGGTAACGCTGCAACGGCAACTACCCTTGCAACTGCAAGAACTATTGCTGGAGTATCATTTAATGGTAGTGCAGACATTACAATTGCAAGTACAGACTTGAGTGACACTGCTGCGATTGTTCTTGCAACTGCGACTCAGACACTTACAAATAAAACAATAACTGCACCAATCGTTGGTGGAGATGTGACAACTGCATCTGGTAATCTTTCATTAAACTCTGCAACACAGATTGTAGAAGTCAAGGGTGACGGTTCATCAGTTGAGGGACAGATTAAACTTAACTGTCATGCAAACTCGCATGGGCAAACAATCAAACCACAACCACATAGTGCAAATGTAACGAATACAATGTTACTTCCTGCTGGTGCAAGTTCTACATTGGTAAGTTTGGTATCTGCTGATACACTTACTAATAAGACTTTAACATCACCCACTATTACTGGTACAGGTGCAATCGCTGGTGCGTCATTCACTGCATCCAATCATGTTCAATTAGCAGTACATGCAACAACAACTGCAAGAGATAGTGCAATATCTTCTCCTGCTGCTGGTATGATGATTTACTTGACTGCAACAAATAAAGCACAAGTGTACAATGGTACTGCTTGGACAGACTTACATTAAGGATAGATAACTATGGCAATTGATAAAATTACAGCAACTGGACTTGGAGATGGTGGAGTTTCAACTGCTGATTTAGCAGATGGTGCAGTTACAACTGCAAAGGTTGCTGATGCAAGTTTAACACTTGCAAAACTATCTGCAACTGGAACAAAAAATAATACAACATTTCTTCGTGGAGATAACTCTTTCCAAGTTGTTGCAGTAACACCTACAGCTGTATCAGACCAAGCAAACACATCTACTGGTTCATTTGACATTCCATCTGGAACAACTGCACAACGCCCAAGCAGTCCTGCTAATGGTATGATTAGATTTAATACAACTACTAATGTTTTAGAATATTATGATAGTAACACAAGTACTTGGTGGGGCGCTTATATCGACCCAGCAAAGTATACTGCTGAATGGTTAGTTATTGCCGGCGGTGGTGCTGGCGGTTATACCACTCAGGGCTGGGCAGGCGGCGGCGGTGGTGCTGGTGGTGTAGCATATCACTCTGGTGTATCAATGAATGAAGCTGATACATTTACTATTACTGTTGGTGCTGGAGCAACCGCTCCAACCACTAGTAATGAACATGGAAGCGATAATGTTGCAGATAATGGTGGAAATTCCTCTATCGCTGGAAGTGGTTATGCTACCGTCCTTGCTTATGGTGGTGGCGGTGGTGCTGGTTATCGAACTGCTTATACCAAAGGCTCCGATGGTGGTTCTGGCGGTGGCGGTGAAGGAAACAGTCAACAAGGAAGTTCTTCTGCTACAAGAGGAACAGGTGGAACAACTCTTCTTGGTAATGCAGGCGGAGCTGGAAGCGCTGGTTCTCCGTATAATGCTGGCGGCGGTGGTGGTGCTGGTAGTGTTGGTTTAGCTAATTCAAATGGTGGTGCTGGAACTTCAGATTTTAGTGCATGGGGCTCTGCAACATCTACTGGTGAAAATGTAGGTGGAACATACTGGTATGCTGGCGGTGGCGGTGGCGGTAACAATCAGTCAACTGGTGGAACTGGCGGTAACGGTGGTGCTGGCAACGGCGGTAATAATAGTGGATCATCTGGAACAGCAGCAACAGACGGCACTGGCGGTGGCGGTGGTGGTCGTGGATACTATAATTCTGGTTCTGGTGTTGGTGGAGACGGCGGTAATGGCATTGTCATCATTAGATACCGAGATGAGGGTGGACAAAGAGGTTCTGGTGGAACTATAACTCAATCTGGTGGTTA